CGCAGCGATTCTTGACGCCTGCCGAGCCGTCACCCTCGGCTATGCCGTCGTTGTTCAGGGGCAACTCAACGAAGACAAGCCACCACCGCCGGCACGTGGCTCAATGAAGTGGAAGTCTGAGAAACAACGGCGCTTTGTGATGATGATGTACGCACAAGGCAAGCTTCGCATCCCGTATCTCCGAGGCACGGGCAACGGACTCAACGGCAGCGAAACACTGAACCGGAGCTACCGTGTTGACCTTGACGGCGACACTGCGGTCCTCATGTCGGCGGCGTCCTATGCGCCGTATGTCGTCGGCGACCAGCAAGCCGAGATACACAAAGGACGATGGAAGACGGCGAGAGACGCCGCCGCCATTGTGCGCCAACGGGGCGACTTGCAAACCATCGCCGACCAAGCCTTCGCACAGTTCAAACCATAGGAGACACAATGGCAGACACATTCACACCGCCTGCCGACGTCGCCCGCAATGCGCAACGTGCGCTCGATGTCAGGGCGACGAAGCCACCGAGCCAGCAGGGTATGACGCCGGTCGGCTTAGCACGGGCAAATCAACTGGCAAACCGTGACCCCGTCTCACTCGACACGGTGCAACGCATGGTGAGTTACTTCGCACGGCACGAAGTCGACAAACAGGGCTCCACGTGGGACGAGCAAGGCAAAGGCTGGCAGGCGTGGTTTGGCTGGGGTGGGGACGAGGGACGGACTTGGGCAAATCAGATTATGAAGGAGAACACCATGGAAACCAAAGTATCACGTCGTCACAGCGAAGCCGACATGAAGCGCATCCGTGAAGTGCGACGCATGGCAGAGGGTATCAAGTCGTACATGGTCGAACTTGGCGACGACTTGAAAGAAGACGAAACGTCTCCACCGCCAATGAAAGCTATGCACGAGATGGGTGCAGAGTTCAACACTCGGCAGCGCATGATGGTATCGTCGCTCATCGAAGTCACCCACGAAGCGGGCAAGTTCGACAAAGGGATCGGCGCCAACGGTGCCCACTACATGGAGGCGGCAAAGAATCCCTTCGCTTCCCAAGGTATGGCGTGCGAACATTGCTACTTCTATCAACCCGACGGCAACTGTGCAATCGTCGAAGGCATCATCGAAGAGTACGCCGTGTGTAAGCTGTGGATTATCCCCGAAGCCGTACTCATGATGGAGACGATGGAGCCAACGATGGAGATGAGCGACGTCGTGCCCATGGAAGCGGACAAAGCCATCGAAGACCGTAACACCACACCCAAGGAACGCGAAGCCATGCCCGCCGGCGACTTTGTCTTTCCTGACACCCGTAACTTCCCCATCGTGACACCGGGTGACATTAGCGCAGCCGTGTCAAGCTGGGGTCGCTACGGTGGCGCCGAAACATTCGACAGCTTCAAAGAAAAACTCATCGCCCTCGCCACCCGCAAAGGGCAAAACTTTGTCGACGCATTGCCCAAAGCGTGGCTAGACGAGATGATGGCAAAGTCGACCCTTGACACCCCCCTGACAATAGAAGTAGGGGACGAAGTCAAGGCTTTGGCCCGTCGCTTACTCGGAGGTCGGCAGTGAATGACTTTGTAAAATCCTACGGCAGCGGCGTCAAGGCAGTGGGCGACTACGTCGTCCGTGGTCGTGGCATCGTGTACGGTGGCAAAGACTTAACCGGCGACATCTTTACCAAGGCGACCGACCTCGGCGAGACTCGGAGCTTTGTGGGCACGCCGGTCTACTACGACCACGGGCTCAGTTCCATCCGTGGGCAAATCGGCACCGTCAAAGCGTGGACGCCGGTCGGCGATGGTATCGACGTGGAGATTGAGTTAGACAAACGGCTCGACTACATCAAAGACGTCATGGAACTTGTCAAGAGTGGCGCACTGGGACTCAGCACCGGCGCACTGAGTCATCTCGTCGTCCGCCAAGCGGGCGAACTCAAGCGCTGGGTCGTCGGCGAAATATCCCTGACCCCAACTCCGGCAGAACCTCGGACACTCACCGAAGTGAAGGCAACTCAGAACGGCACCGTGCGCACTGCGACGGCGACGTTGAGCCCTAGCGATAACACCCAATCATCTTCATCAATCAAAGGAACTACTGTGGAAAACATCAACCAAATCGTACAAGACGCCGTCGTGACCGCACTCAAAAACGTCGCCGGCGAACCCGTCAACGGTGGCACCATCGTCGCCCCTGCTCCAGCTGTGAAGAGCATCGCCATCGACAACGACGCCGACGCCTTCGCTTCACGTGACTACGAACGGGCTTATAAAAGCTATGTCCGTGGCACTGCCGACAACAGCGAACTCAACGTCCTCAGCAACGCCAAGAGCCACGCCTTCAAGACGTTGAACGAAGCCACCAACAACGACGGCGGATACACCGTGCCCACCACGGTCAACCGTGAAATCACCGCACGCCGTGACGACATGAGCTTGCTCGGTCAATTCGCCTTCACCCGGATTACCACGGAATCTTGGAAACACATCATGCCCGCACAGTCCACCAAAGCGACCCCCGGAATCGTCGCCGAAGGTGTCACCGCCACCGCTTCGGAACCCAACCTCGCCAACTCGAAAACCATTCAGCTCTACAAAGACACCTTGGAATTCGCCGTATCCGACGAACTCTTGGCGGACTCATCGAGCAACCTCGAACAATTCATGCAGGTCGAAATTGCCCGCGCCATGGCCGTGTCATCGAACAGCTACATCCTCTTGGGCACCGGCTCAAGCCAGCCCTACGGTCTCAATGCCCGCGTGACCAACAGCGTCGCGTTGAGCGCTTCCGCAATCACCAACGCCCAAGTCATCGCCGTAAGCACCGCCGTCAATGGAAGCTACTTGCAAAGCGGACAAACTGGCTGGGTCATGCGCAACGCCACCTGGGGCGCACTCCGCACCCTCGACCTCACCAACTACAACCGCATCACGGCGATTGAAAACGGCGTGCGCTACGTCGAAGGTTGGCAGACCGCCCTCAGCGAATCCGTTGCCGCCATCGGCACCGGCAACAAGTCGCTGTGGTTTGGCAACTTCTCCTACTACGCATTTTGTGAGCGCACCTCGGGTGTACAGATTGATCGGTGGCGCGACGTGCGCAAGGGCTTGACCTACATCGTTGCCTCATGGCGCTACGGTGGCGACGTCACTCAACCCGAAGCCTTCGCCGTCGGCACCCACGCCTAAACAGAGTCTTGACGGGGCGGCGCTTCGGCGTCGCCTCGCATCACAAAGGATGTCCTATGCAAGTACAAATGATTCACCGCCTCGTTCATAGCGTCGGTAATTTACACGTCGTCTATGAGCCCGGCGAAGTCTACGACACCAGCGACGCCGACGCACAGCTCCTCATCGACCAAGGCTCAGCAGTGGCGTTGGAAGACGCAACGCCGGAACCGGAAGCGCCGAAGAAAAAGCGGGTGGTATAACGTGGCATACACTACGACAGCACTGCTCAAAAGCTACATGGGCATCACGGCGTCCACTGATGACACCCTGCTGTCGCTGTGTATCGACCGTGCCCAAAGCACGATTGAAAGCTACACCAACCGAGTCTTTGAAGCCAGCGCAGATACCACACGGAAATTCACGCCGACCGTAAACACGCAATGGCTCGGCTCTGGCGTATACGGCGACCTCATCGACGAATATACCCTCGGCACGGACTACGACCTCATCTCCATTACGAGCATCACGAACGGCGACGGATCGGCAGTGCCCACGGGCGCCGTCATGTTACTCTCACCCAATCGGACTCCGGCGTGGGCGGTGCGTATTAAGGAATCATCGGGCTACATCTGGAAGTACACCGACACCCCGGAAGCCAGCGTCTCCATCGTCGGACGGTGGGGCTACTCATTGACCGCACCGGCGAACATCGTCCAAGCAACGCTACGCCTCGCTTCGCAGATGTATCGCCAACGGGACGGCTCGCCTGACCTTGGGAATAGCATCATCTCCGCCGACGGTAGTACCATCGTCACCTCGGCGATGTCACGCGATATCGAAGCGTTACTCAAGCCGTATCGAAGGCGGTCA